ATGTAAATATTAGATAATTTTGTCATTATGATTAATCTGGAATGACTGATCTTGGAACCATTGTGTGAACAATGATCCCACTTCAGATAGCTCTACAAATAACATTATGGTTATAAATTATTGTAGCGCGGCGAAATCATTTGCACTAATTGGCGAGCAATTTTGCATTAAAGGATAGATATATAATTGCTAGGTTTTGCACTGTGCGGAATTGATAGAAATAAACAAAATTAAAAACTTGGCAAGCCGCAAGGCTTGCCGTGGATATTATGGTTTTTCAGGCCAATCAAGATCTGGTGCTATTGATGTATCTATACCAGAGGCTTTGACGCTGTAAATTTCCCATTGCTTAAGAAGTTCAATTTCTTCATCGGTTGCCATTCCTAAGCGCACTTTGCGCTCAAGTATTAAGATATTTTGCTCTGCTTCTTCTAAACGCTGAGTTTTTTCCTGCTCTGCTTGTTCGACTAACATAGCTTTTTGGGCTTCAGTATCTGTCACCCATTTTTTGCCATTCCACTTATCAAATTCAGTTTTCGGCTCTAAAAGAGTCAGTGCATCGGGCAAATCACCAATAAAATCAATTTCAATCGGTTGGCGTGTTTCTGTACTGTAAGCCGTTTTCCCTCGGTTATCTGTTACGATTTCCCATTTAGAACCATCTTCACTACGCACTACCGCAAAACCTGCTTTTATCGGTAATTCTGGCACATCAATATAAGCACCAGCCGACACGCTGACATCAAAATAAATATTCTCCATGCTCGCGTTCAAATATTCGCGCGTGTGTGGGTCTGCGATATAGACTTTAATCCAACCTGCTTTTGTTGCTAAACCGTTTTCGCCAATTTCGGCTTGTTCAATCTCTAAATTATAGTTTTTCATTCTATTAACCTTAGCTTTTCTTGGTAATGATGTGCGTTGACTTTGTTTTAATTTCAACATGTTGATATTCTGATATTGTTCGTTTCTCACCTAATAGGCGTGTTAAGTTCGAAATATCAGGAGCCGGAACTTTTTGTAACTTATCGAAGTTATCTTTATTCACTACGCTGCCCTCACGATATATAAAAATGCAATGTTGCGTGGGCGTGTTTCTGTTCCACCCTCAAGGTTCATCGCGTCTTTTGTAATTGAACGACGACTTCCATTACCCCGACCAAAATAGGCAGTACCAGAGCCGGAATCCTCACCAATTACGGAGTGGTTATGTGCTCTAAATGCATCTCCTTGAGCAGATAGAACCGCGCGACCAGAATCAACACCGCGCCCCGCATCAAGACCACGCAGGAATTCCCCTCGTAAATCAGGTAAAACCCCTGTTGGATAGGCTTTAGCTAAAAGCGGATAGGTTGTTTTATTAAATGACTGACCATTGCAGACTAAAAAACCTGAAGGAGCGGTAGCTTGAGGCCATGGAATAGGAGCGCCTACAGGGTAATCACTGAGGTCATCAGATATACCAGATACTTTCAAGTGACCGTTTCGATCCGTTTTAGCATTTCCTGTTGTGTAAAACATTTGAGTATAGGGAACAGTCCCACTACTTGTGTAAGATAATGAGTACCAGTTTGGATATGCAGCACTGCCTCCCTCGCACGCAAGTACTTTTACGGCTCTACCTGCTCCATTAGCAGCCCAAGATAAGGTAACGCCAATCAAATTTTTATTAATTGTATTAGTCAACGAGGCATCATACGTGCGAAATCCATTAGCAATAGGACGCGTTTTATCAATATATGCGAACTCGGATTGTTTACCAACGCCAAAGTCACCATGGAGCATTAAATTTCCTGCTCTTTCAGGCCATTTAACATTATAAAAACTGTTACCTGTTGGATTCATGGAAAGTCCATCTAATGTAAGCCACATGCGCTTACCAACCATTCCAACCTCGCCAATCCCTACTTGCGTGAATGCGTGTTGTCCTTTCCATGTTACATCGTTACCAACTCCGGTATTCATGAACCTTGCATCCATTTTAGAATTAAGGCCGTTGTTTAATGCTGTATTGGTTGCATAGTCACCCGCAGGTGCGTAATTTCCGGCGGGTTGTTTTTTACCTAATTCAGTTGTAATCAAGCCTAAGCTAGGAACTTTGTTATTATCGTTACCTAAAACACTTGAAATGTTCGCCTTATCGATTTTCTTATTGAGCCCATTATCAACATATGCCGTTGAGGCATAATTACCACTACCGATGATTTGACTAATCGCTTCTGCTAGCTGATTCGTCTTTTTAGGGTCGGGTTGAATGCCTGCTTTAACTAGTACATTTTTGAGTTCTAATTGAGTATCACGCGTGGCTGCCTGTACGTTATTGAGCCACAGTGCGGTGACAATTGTGCCTAATTGCCCTGTAGTGGGGTCACCATCATGAAAGGCGCTGTCTGGGGTATTAATGGGTGGCATTAAGTCCTGCATATCAAGACTCCTGATAAGTAAAATAACAGAATGTATGCGCGGGTTTTAAGTCATTAAATACCGTTTCAATGACTGAATCCGCCCAAAATGAAAGGCGCTCACCTGCAATGGAGCCACCTGCACGAAAGCGGTAAAATTGCGCTTTTGAACCGAAAATATTGACGCCCCATACCCATAAAATACCAGGATGCGTTAGCCTATCACCTGCACGGCTTACACCAGCCTGAAAGGGATCTAACTCATCAATGGTAATGTCATAACCGAGCTTTTTCGCCAGTTGAACAAAATAAGGGATGGATAGGCCGCCTGTTTCAGCGAGCTTGACGAGAACCAACTCAAGGCGCTGCTGATAGCTTAATTTTGCATCGGGCGTTAAGTCTAAAACCCGCTCCCAATCAGGAAGCAGGCTTTCAGCAAAGTATGGAGTAACACCATTGCGGGCACGGTCAGCACTTTCTAGGGTGAGATTAAACCGTTTTGCTTCAGCGTCGAGTTCGGCATCCAGTCGAGGTGCGTCCAGAGAATAGCTAACAGGAGGTAAGAGCTGTTTTAATAAGGATTTCATTGCGGTAACCTCACCACAATATTGCCTGGTCGTAGCCACTCAAGGTGCGTTTCATCGACTAGGGCGATCACATTACCTGTAGGCTTGATAATGACACGGTCAGTAATGCCTGGTATTAATGAAATAGCCGTTTCGACTTCACTGCGAATTAAACGCTGACCAGGCGCAATGCGGCTCATTACCGATTGAATTTCGCTATCAACTTGCGCAATAGCTGCTTCTAAGCTGATACCTTCAAGGGTGACTTCAACCTCAAAATCGACGTTTCGTAGTGTCGGTGCGAGCACATAGGAATTTTTGGCCGTGACGGGGCGAACATCATCAATATGCGCTTGAGCGGCTTCGATAATGTCACGAGAAGGCAGACCGTCAGCAGAGGTGATCGCAATATCAACCGTACCCAAACCACGACGCAACGGATAAACAAACGCATTCGTCACGCCAGGCACTTCTAGCGCCCAACGGCGATAGTCGTATTTATTGCCTCCTGCGGGTGGGCGTCGAATAATATCAAGTAAACGCGCTAATAGACTGGCGTCAGCCTCAATATCTGTCCCCCCCGAGAGCTGATTAATTGCCACTAAACTGTTAACGCCCATCGGTGCATTGACCAGTTCGCCCGTGGTGGGCTTGGATAAATTGCTTATAGTGCCTGATTGGCTGGCTTGGATAGTGACAGTGGCCTGCGCATTTTCAGGTAGAGTGACCTCAGCGGTTGTAAAACAAGAAACATTATCGCCTCTAATTTGACTCCCCGCAGGTAATACCGCGCCTTTTGAGCCTGTGACCACGGCGATCCCTTTTGCGGTTGTTGCAGGTTTACGGGTTAAATTACGTGTCCGTGCATGAAGTTCTAAATAGTCGCTATCCGCTGTATCAGGAAAGATTTGGCGCACAATCCAGCTTTGGTGCTGATAAATTCCCTCAGCAACACTGGCAACAGAAGAGGCTCGCACAAAATAATCGCTATCCGTGCCAATATCTGCATCAGGGAGCTGATTTTTAAGGTCATTGAGTAAGGTATCGCGGATTTGCTCAAATGTAGGCGTAATAAACATTATGCAATCCTCACGGTATGTTTAAAGTTTTGTGTTTGGTTACCAGCATCGATGATCTCAATCCACAATACTGCCCGTTTTAGTCCATCACGATGGACGGTCACCTGAATTGAAAGCGCACGGCCATCATCAAGTAAGGGCTGCAACGCTTGTTCGGCATATTGACGAGCGAGCACATACACGCGAGAAACATCTTTTTCACGCGTCAATTCATGTAATCGGGAACCCAAGGAACGGTCAGCCCACCAACTGCCGAGCGGGGTCATTAGACGCAAGTAAACGGCATTAGAGAGGGTATTGGTTCGGGTTCCAGCGTAATCGCCAGTTGATGTATCGAGTGCTCTGTCCATGCTGCGCAGTATCGCAGCATGGGTAAATGATTAGTGTGTGAAGAGGTTCAGCACTTTATATGAGGGGAATTAGGGTTTTGATTTACCCGTATCGGCACCATTATTACCGTTTGGATGTTTATGGCCTGTCAGAGAAATGTCACCTGCTTGAACATCACCGTCAGTTTGATAGTTGCCTGACGTCTGCGTGATATTACCCTCAAAGTTAGCGCCTTTACCACCTTTAATTGCCATACCGCCATTGCCCGTGATTTGTTGCATGGCGGTAAGCTGCTCACTGGTGGTGACCATGGGGGTGTTAAAATCGGCCTTATCTTCCGCATTCACTTCATACTGTTTGCAGTTAACCCGATAAAGGTCACATTCAACATCAATAATACGTCCGCGCTTTAACACAATTTTAGCCCCTTCGTCGGTATACAAGGCTACTTCGCCCGATTCCAGCCCCGCAAGGCGATAAGCGCCATGTTCAGTGGCAATGACAATACCGTGAGAGGAACGACCACCAAGCGGCAATATAATCGCTTCTGTACCAGGCAAGGGGCGTGAGGTAAAGCCATAATGTTGAAAGATTTCTTGACCTTGTAATGATTCACCCGACAAACCTTCACCTTGCATGGTTTGGACTTTACCTTCACTATCCGTGGCATTTAATACCGCCCTAAACGCCATTCTAATGCCGTTTAAGGCTTGGTTAATACGTTGATTAATTTGGTTCCACATTATTTATTGACCTCCGCTAACATCAACAGGTCTAATTTGGTCTTTCCCTTTCTTTTTGCTGCCTTTTTTGCCTTTTTTCTGTTTCGGGAAAGCATCTGGTATCCAGACAGCATCTTCTTTAAAGCGCAATTGCGTTACTGCACCACCAGGGCGACCACCGATAAACGTGCGACCCATTAAAAAGAAAATGTCATCAATACCGTGTAACTCACTTTGAATATGTACGCGTTGCCCTGGTGTCCATAACTCACCATTCGGAGTTCGATGACCATACACCTCTGCCACAATATCAAGACCCGATAAGCGAGCATCGGCCATGGCTTTTTTGGCTTGGTACTGGAGTTGCTCTTGGTTATCAACATCGCCCGAGGTCAGAATTTGCGGGCGATAATACGGTACAGTTGGGTCGGTCACTTTTATTTTTAAACTATGCTGACCCGATGCACTCGAAACGGCCGCCGTGTCATCAGTATCATCTGAGACATCAATGCTGACAGAAAAGGCTTGGGGAGCAGACCGACTCACATCAACAGGTCTAATCGGTAATTTTTTATTGCTGGTCGTGGTTGCATGGCTTTGAGCCAATACCATTAACTCTGAAAAACAGCCTTGAATATTGCGGCTATCTGACAGTGATATTAGGTTATTACCTTGTCCATCACGGCGCATGATGAGGTCTGCAACAGGCGATTGATTATAATCAGGGCCACCTATGACCAAGGTTCCATCTGGATCGAACCACGGGTGTAAACCGCGACCTGCCGCCGCTTTCATGAGTGAGTCCCACGCACGCTCGCCAGGCTCAATATGCACGCGGTCGTTACGGGTGACTCCATCGGCTTGAATACGGATTTTTTTAATCCCTAATGGCCGCACAATGCTAGCAATCACCTCATCAAGACTTAACTGACGAGCACTAAAAATAGGGGCTGCACAATCGACTAAAATCGCGGAATCATCACGACCCGATAGGCTTAACGTCACACCACGACGGGAAACATCGCGTGCCACGGTATCAACACGGCCTGATAGCACCACATCATCATTAATTTTCACTTTAACGGGCGCACCTCTTACCGCATCCGCAGGAAAATTACCCTCGGGTAACCCAAGGGATAATTGCCAGGCGTCGGCCGCTTTTAAAAAATCACTGTCAATGCGGTAGGTTTGCCAATCACTGCGCGATGTGCCCCCAATTAACAGGGTGATTTTATCTTTTAACTCGGTATTATCGGGCGTAGGCATTGATGATATCTCCGACTTGCAGGAAGTTTGGATTGCGAACCTGTGGATTTAAACGGTGCAGTTCGGTAGCGCGACGATAATCGCCATACCAGGTGTGTGCGAGTAAATGAAAGTTAGCAGGCGCAGTGAGGGTCTTACGGGTCAATGGTGGGCGTTTTTCAATAACACGTAGCCCCAAGGTTTGTACCCCTAGCGCAACCTCTTTGAGGGATGACACGACGCCTTGCCACAATAAACCGATAGGCTCGGCATCAGAGCTGACCGATTGTGTGCGAGGCTGGTAATCGGTGCGTAGCGTGATGATAGCCTGTAATGCTAACGTCCTCACCTCATTGACCATCAACTCAATATCAGCGGGTGACATTTGGTTAGGCTGTACAGGGTCTGCAAGCACTTGCGTGGTAATGGCCGCAATTTCAGCTACGGCCATCACTTGATAGAGCACCACCAAATCCTGCACATCAGCAGGCTGCGCATTGCTTGGCATGGGGACGGTGGCCGCGCGTTCTTCTTGCACTAATGCAACAGGTAAACTGACCAATTCATCAACCACTGCAACGCTATCACTCCATGCCGATAATAACGTGGTCGCATTTACCCCTTGCTCCACGTTGATGGTTTGTGAAGCATTAGGAAGATAACCATTTTGTGGGGTATTTGAGGCCATAAACGGCGAGCTATAGCCTTTATAGCTATTGGATTGCTGAGTATTAATCACACCAGGGAATTTTAAATTAAGCAAATCGCCTACGGCGCTGGTGCGAACGTCTAAAACTGATTGCAAATCATTAATAAAGGCACGCGGATAACTGAGATAATTCACGCCGTCACTGAATGCGCCATTAAAATCACCGCGCATGATAATTAACGTATTCATCATGCCTGACAATGCCGCTTTACCTTTTGCGAGATACCGAACACCTTTATTCACGGGAGCCATCACTTGCTCAAACAGGTCACTCATGCGCTCGGAGAGCTGATTGATTTTGTCAAAAATATCATCACCAAGCTGCTCAGGATGCGCTTGTGCGAGTTGTGTACCTGTGTTCCCTTCGAGGAAAACCAACTCTAAGCTACAGCTATCCACGTTTTCAGCCTCATGACCGATGCTGTACTCAATGCATTGAGCTTGTGGAATAGAACCGTGGACAGGATGGATTAACTCGCCTTTGCCTGGCTCATCGAGCACTGCAATGAGGTTATCCATGTCGCGTTTATAATTGTCGCCCCAAAATACCGCACTGATGCGAAAATTACGCGGTTTGCGCCCCAAATCCATGACATCACCGCCATCAATAAAGGGGTATTCATGGGTTGCGACATCACGGGATATGCTGTCTTTGGTGTTGTACACATCAAAGGTCACCCCACGAAATGAGGCGTTTTGTAAATCGGTTTGCCAACTCATGGGAACATGCCTCCCGTGGTGCGACCCGCATCTTGACCATTAACACGGTTGACCGACTCAGCCACTTGCTGGCCGTCGAGTTCAACCACGCTGCGCACTTCTATCACGGGTGGTGGCGGTGGGTTTTTGAGGGCTTGCGTTAAGTCGAGTAAAGGTTGAAGTACACCAGATTTTTCTAAGGTGTCAAAGGTGATCACATCGTTATTAATTGCACTATCTAGTTTTGGAATACCATTTCGTTCAAAGGTATTTTTAATTTCATTACCTGCAATACCACTTGCAAAGGTTGGCATGCCATTTTCTTTAATGTAGCGCTGTAACCACGCTTCATTCTCGGTTGAGTAACCTTCACCAAACTGATACCAAGGCTGATATTTTTCACGAGCCGCATCAATCATGGATTGAGGATAGTTGGCACGGATTGACTTCCAGCGCTCCTCGCTCCCCATAACGGCCTCATCTTCTTCAGGAGAGGTAAGTGTCGCCAGTTCTGTTGCAATCATGCTCCAGCCCACTAAAGACCCCCAACGACCAAAAAGCCCCGAGGATTTAGCTCCTGCGCCCACGCCAGTAGGTAAAGGTGAACTTTTCCCGCCAGAAACACCGGGTAGACCATCACCACCAAACAAGAATTTTAATGCAGCAAAAGCAATCGCTGCTTGGGTCATGGCTTCAATGCCTGTTTTAGCTCCCATCACAGCGGTGGTTAAGCCTGGAAACTCTTTACTAAAGTCCGTGAATTTATCAGCTAAATTACCCAGGGAGTCTGACAGCGGTTTTACCGCGCCCATCTCAGCAAAATCACTTTGTTCTTTAGCTTGTTGTACTTTAAAGTCATTTTCCTGTGCGATTAGTCCATAAGAAACATAGCCTTCTCCTTCGCCTTTGGGTAAATAAAGTTGCTTTTTACTTTCAGTTTCAACTTGCTTGATATAACCACGATACTCACGCGCAGCGAGAAGTCCCATAAGCGCTTGTTGGTCGGCGATTAATTGACCGATAGCGGAGGACTCAAGAATTCGACGTTGTGATTCAAGCAATTTTTGATACTCAGGTGAGTTTTTATCTGTTTTTGATAGTTGCTCTTCAAGTTTTCTAAACTCAGGGTTTTGTCGTGCAATGACATCAGTCAATCCAACTAAAGCAGAAATGGGGTCAATACCTTTTGCTTGAGCTTGCGTTAATGTACCCGCCATATCAATGCCATATCCATCCACTTTAATGGCTTTAGCTTTTGTGGCGAGTTCCTGACTTGAAACCTTGTTGAGTAAATTGACAAAGTTATTACCTGCGGTATCGGCTGTTGGTGCGTTTTTCATCATCCCTTGGCTATAGGCTAATAACTTAACGATATCTTCAGAACCACTATAACCAATGGCTTTAGCCTTAGATAAAATTTCTGGCAACCATTTGGCCATATCAGAAAACTCAAATGAACCTTCTTGGCCAGAACGGATAGCTGCATCCATCACTTTCATCATTTCATCAGCAGAAGTGATCCCGTACTCTTTCAATGATTCAGTCACTTTTGCTAACTCTTCACCGCCAACACCCGTAGCAGTTGAATACTGTTGTAAAAGTGGCATTAGCTCTTTGATTTCCTCAAATTCAAAAACGCCTTTTGCAAGCAATCCACCAAGAAGATTAGCTGCCTCTTCTTTTGTTCCTCCGCCTTTGGCAATAGAATCTTGAATAATAATATCTAACTCTTTTTTACCTTCGATACGCCCTTGGATATCACGATCATTAAAGGCGACATTACTCATATCGGCGAGGGTTCGGCTATAACTCATTTGTTTTTTAACAGGAGGAGCAACAGCCATTCCTCCTGCGACCAGAGCGCCACCTGCTTTAGCAATGCTTCCTGCTATATCAGAGACTCGTGCTAATCTATTCATGCCTTGCATCTCTACTCTAAGCTGACTAACACGCTGGCGCATACGTTCATAGGCGCGTGATTGTTCATCAATAGAGAGTGTACCGCTACGAGCTAAACGGTTATAAGATGCAATAGTTTGCTGGATTTCACGCTGTATGGCACGCTCTGCGCGGATACCTAGTGTTTCACGGGCACGGTTTTGACGCTTGATTTCTTCACCCAATGCCCGATTTTGACGTATACCTTCTTCTGAGGTGGTGCGTTGACGCTTACCGAGTTTCTCTTGGGCTTTTTCCGCGTTCTGGCTCTCTTTGGTGCTATCACGCATCGCTTTGGTAATTGCTTTAGAGGCGTCATCACGTGCCGAAATGACCATTGATAGTTTAAATTCTTTCGCCATGATTAACCTCGTTTGGATTTTTGCTTACGTTGACGGCGGGACTTGACGCGAGTCGTTTTCGATTTTGTTGATGTTGACTTGCCACCATGCAGGCGGTTTAAAGCATTGAGATAGCCGTCCAGAGTAGGACGGCTCATAGAAAGGCATTGTTGCTCAGTGAAACCGTACTTACCGAGGGCTAAGACGACGGTTCGGAAGCTGTCTCGTCGTTGTTCTTGGCTCTGCGCTTTTTTTTTGCGATATCGATAGCTTCGTCAATCACGTCATAATCCATACTGGTGAGATTATCCAGCAGGAAGTCTGTAGTAATAACGTCTTGCGGAATATCCCCCAACGTAATCAGGGCGCGTTTGGTTAATGCCATGCGATAGTAAAGGTCTGAGCCTTTACTATCGGTAGAGCCACAAACGTCTTCGGTCTCATCAAGCGCATCATAAACGTCACGCATGACAGGGATTTTGACGGCAAAGTTCAAGTGACGTTTGCCGTTGTGGTCAATCCCATCCAGTAACATCAGGGGTTTTACATCAGCCATTATTCAATCACCTTACGCAATGCATTCAGTTTTAGGTCGCGTTTCGCTTCGTTATCGGTGGAATATTTTTCCCCGACCTCTGTCACAAAACAGTCAAGGTATGAGATACGCTTACCCCCTGAGCCACTAATCGGGTATTGGGTCAGCTTCGAGCCCTCAATCGCGCCCCAATCCATATCACCGTTTAAAGGGATCACAACAGAAATAGACAGTTCATAGGTGGCAATGCCGCGCATGAATCCCTTGGCGCGTCCTGTTTTGTTCATGGTTTTGACAAGCTTACGGCCTGTGACTTCTTGCACATCCATGTCGGTAACTTCCACTTCGCGGCCGTCAATTTCTAAAACAATCGCACCTGCATATTCTTCTAACATCAGTGTTCTCCTTAGACGAACAGGTCAATGCGACCCGCAAACACATGCAAGCCATTGACAACATCGGCAGGGATAGCGGCATTTAGGCGGTTAGGGTCTTTACCGTCACGCTCAACCAACAATAGCCCTTTGTTTCTTCCACGTTTTCGAGGATTTCTTCCTCTTCCAGCTTAATCAGCACATCCAACAGCTCAGAGCGGACTTTCACGCGCGTGCGCTCATTGAGCTTGTCGCGTGGAAAGCGTTGCGAAATGCGCTCACGGCACGCTTTACGGGTATAATCCAAGGTGCGAATGGTGGTTAAATCCAGTAACGCGGTATCTTCAACGCCTTCCACATTGCGGGTATACGTAGTAATGGCGCGCACAATCTGCACACGGTTACCTGCGCCCACTTCAAGTGGGGTTAAGCCGTTATGTAAGGCGTTTTCTTGCTCATTGCGTCCCGCGCGTTTGGTCACAGGGGCAATATCTAACCCTTTCAGTTCAAGGGTGTTAAGTGGACGCGCAGGGTCTTCTTCCGAAGCAATCACAGCACCATACGCCGCACTGATTTGACACGGTAATTTACCGAGCCTGGATACCATGCGATTGATGTCCGACCATCATTAATATCACTGGCGAGAGTGGTTCCTGTACTGAGCGTGCCTGTCCAGCCAGCCGTACCAATTGCGCCGCGTTGCTCCATAGCACCACTGACTTTTTCTAAATGGGTACGTAATTTTAACAGCGAGGTTTTATCACTAAATGGAATAGATATAATGTTATGACCTGCCGCAAATACGGCATCAAGCGCAGGTTGAATATCGGCATTATTTTCACCGCCGACCATCGCGGTGACCGCAGCCGTAACCCCTTTGGCCGTCGATTGCACATCAATGACAATATCATTACCCCAATCACCCGATTGACGTGCTGTGAGCGTCACGGTGCCATTGGCTTCGCCTGTCAGCGCAGCGACCAAAGGCAAGTGAGTATTCGCATTGACAATATCTACAACCGCCTGATTAAGCACAGATACCGTATCTGCTGTTTCAACAGGGATATCGAGGCGTTCACCACACACGAACAGTGAGAGTGTGCCACCCCGTGTGGCAGGCGCGGTGATAGTCAAGGTGGCACTGGCTTTTTTACCTGCGGCCGCATCTTCAATACCAATGACCTGCAATTGTAAATAGGGTTTGCATCAATCGCAGCTTTCGCCATGATATGCGCTAACGAACCCGCACCAAAGGCAACGGCGGCTGCGTCATCATCATAGATATCAAGGGGCATTAATGGCGACGCCTGCGCCGTCGATAACATTGACGCAATAATTAAAAGTGTTTGGGGGTTGCCTGGCAGCGTGCGCGTTGCCATACGCGTATTAAATTCAAATATTTCCCAGGTTTGCGAATGCTACCAGGAATGGTATCAAAGGTTACCGTCATGATTTTTGTCCTTTGTTTGTGGCTTTCTTGCTCACCAAGACTAAATCACCGTTAGTCAATAGGCGGCGATAATAAGCGGTGTCTGGCACAGAGACCGCCTCACCATCGGTAATATAGCGACGGTGCTGATATTCAAATGACACCCGTAACGTGGGTGCGGCTTTCACTAACAGTGTATTCATGGTGTGGGTTTCCTTGTCGGCACTAAGTCCGCAGGCGCTTCAGCACTGCCAACGCCAGGTGGGTCATAGTGCAATCCGACACGCAATAAATCAGGGTCGGGCTGTTGAAGCTTGCCGCGATAAAGATTAAAAGGTTATCGGCTTCGTCAGGGTTGCTGGTAAATTCAGGCCAAGTGCCATTCGCGAGAACCTGCTCATGCCAACGGGTTTCAAATTCACACGCAAAAATTGACAGTGCCCGCTCATTGACTTGTGTGTTGTAAAGCGTCCTGACAACACCAGGCATCAATGGGTCGATGGTCAGCCCTAAATCCTGCCCTGTTAACAAGCGGCGAACACCGTGTATATGTCGATACGTGCCAACCTCATTGAGGTTAGCGCCACCTGACCGGCTTGCAGCGTCACTGCGCGTGTTATAATCACCCACCATGACCACAAACTTGCCTGTCACAATCACTTTCTGGCGGCTGGTACTGGTGTATTTGCTGTTTGTGATCCCGCCGAACGTCACCCAAGCCGCGGGAAACGCACGGATGATATTGCCAATATCCACATCGAGTTCACCGCTGTAGCTGGCAACTTCACGTAACATACGCCCCATGCCAAGCGTTAGACGTTGAATGATGCTGCTTTCAATTTGAGTGATCAAAATGCACCTCCGCGCGTTGAATCACGACCGAACTGACGCTTGCTACTCCCAAATTTCATTTGTGAAGACGACTTGATCACTTGACCATTATCGGAACGCCCCAGACTGATTTTGCCTTCGGCCACGCGCTCAAAAAAACGAATAGCATCGTCATAGCGTGTCTGGATTTCAGGCGTGGACATCTTATACGTTGTTGCCAGATGGTAACGGGCAATGTCACAGCATCGCCCTGTTAATATCCGAGCACCATCTGCAAAGGGGAGCGCATAACGCCCCACAAGATAACCGTCAATTTCACTGCTCGCGCGTTCCAGCGCATAAATCATCACCTCAGCATTGATTTGTCCTGTCATGGCTTCATCAGTGAGGCTCACGCACTCACGCTCACCAAACGCTTTCAGCATGTCATCTTGTGTGGCGTACATAGCAGGCTCCCTTACTTGCCTTTCGGTGCGGGTTTATCATCCGATTTTTTATTTTCGGATGGCTCTGCGGACGCATTAGGCGTTTTTAAGAGAGCAAGCTCTGCGTGTAAGGCTTGATTTTCCTCCGTCAGGCGCTTCACTTCCGCTTTCAGTGCCGCAATTTGCTTCTCTGCGCCAACATCAGGCTGTTTTTTTTCTGTACCCGCGTCACCCACAGAGACCACGAGCATCGGTTCAGATTGCAGTACGTTTAACTGGTCTTTGGTGAAGTGGTCGTCTGGGTACTCCGTCGCGGTGTCACTGTGCGCAATCCCACAGCGACGAAACCCATTCACTTTTGCAGTAATAATAATCGGCATTACGCATCAATCCCTGTTGAGCCATAGGCTAATTGCCAGAAACCATAGCCCCCTGCGGCACGAGCTTCGGCACCAAACAGGAATTTTTTGCGCTTAAAGACGCCGTCACTGTTCATGTCGGTTTGCTCAACCAGCACAGGCGCTTTGCGCTCTTGGTAGATAATCGGTAAAACGGCTTGGGTGGTATCCAGTAAGAACCACGCTGTATCTGAGGTAATACGCGCCGAGACGACAACTTCGGCAGTACCTTTGTAGATATTGACCTTGCCATCTTCCAAGCGGTCAGCCGTCATGAGGGCATTTGCGATATCTTCCAGCGCAGGGGGAACCAGTAAAATATTCGGGTTCACATCCAGCGGGCGACCTTCGTCGTCTTTCATATTACGCAAAGCGGTTCGCGCTGCACCGTAAGACGCCATTGCTGCTGCTTGTGTTGCAATGGACAGTTTTTTCGAGCCTTTATTGGAAACCGAGTTTTTACCCACGGGGTGGTCAGTATCAAAGAAGTATTGGCCGTCATAACACGGACGTTCAAAACCGAGGTTAAGGACTTCATAGACAATTTCGTCAGCCAACATGCCCGCAGAGCGACCCGCACCTTTGGCTTGAACCGCGTATTTACCTGTGCTGTCATCTTCAATGTCGTTACGGTCGACCTCAATAGTGGCTTCCCAGTCGTCATTTTCGATGGTGTATTTATGGGCAGAGAGTGATTTAATCACTTTTTCACCCACCCAACGTTTCATCGCAGGGAAGTTGGATAACCAACTGTAATCTTCCGATTTCCCCGTAGACGGCACTTTCATGGCGATTTTTTGCCAGGTTGAAGGCGCATCCTTTAATGCATTGTTAAATGTCATATTAATACTGACAAATAACGCGCTGATATTGGCTTTATTAACAATCATGGTATTTTCCTAATTAACCCATCATGACCCAGACACCATCTTCGGTGACTTCCAACACAAGACCCGCAGGGGTAGTCGTGGCCTCTCCAGCCTCACACACCGTCACGGAGTCTTTCACATCACACAATTTACCTACATGGGCTTGCGTGACAGGCTTAGCCGTATCGTTGCCTAAACAAAAGGCTTTTTGGCGACGCACCATCACACTGATATCGCCTTGTTCACCGTCGCGGTTATCGGCAAAATCATCCGAGACACCCAGCACGGTTAAACCCGATGCACCTGGGACAGCAAACCCGTCGGCATTGGCGCACACAATGTGCCCGCCATAGATACGCACGGCAGCAGCACAACGTACCGCAAACAATTCACCGTCACGGTGAGGGGTATTTCTATCTTGGGTCATGAGTTACTCTCCCAACTGTTTTTTAAATTCTTCGGGGTCAAGCCCGAATTGGCTGCAAATCGCCAACTGGTCTTCGGTCAGCTCCGTGGTCACAGAGGTACTTTGCTCTGCACCTGCGGGCGCTTTACCCTTGGATTGCAGTTGTGTTAATGCCGCAATCGGGGTGGCTTTTTCGAGATAACCTTTAAGGGCGTCAGGGTCTTTACGCCCTAAGTCTTCCGCCCAATCTTTCATGGCCGTATTGAGACGCCCATCACTGAGCGCGGCCTGGATCAGACCATTCACTTCCTGTTGCTGACCTGCGTTCAATGCTTCGTTGTACTTCGCTTGCAGTTCAAGGTAACCCGCGAGCGGCACATGTTTGGTTGGGTCATACGCTTTACTGGACAGGTCAGCAATCAAGGTTTCTTTGCCTTTGAGTAAATCCACGAGGCTTTGATTGGCGGCGACGGTCGTGCCTTGACCATTTGAAATCAAGTCAATCGCTTTTTGCAGTTCCGTTTTGATATCTTCTGCCGTGGCGGTGGCAGGCAAATTCAGCATCCAACGCAGATTACTGAGTAGCTCTTTGATGAGTTCTTCATCCACAGTGAGATCCTCTTCGGTGGGTTGAGAAAGTGCAGCAAACTGAGAAGCAGCGGCAAGCATCACTTCATCCATACCATCTACTGCGGGGGTGTTGGTCAGGGCAGCATGGAGCAGCACTGTCACATGACCGTTTTTGTCGTAATTAAAGACAGGGGAAATAAAGCGGTACTCTTTGGCGGTAATGGCCGCTGCTGCCGCGTCCGTCCATTCTACATTTACAGCATACAGTCCATCGCCTTCGCGCCATTCCAACGCCGTAAACCAACCCGCTGCGGGCGCAGGCTGTCCATTGGTCGCGGCACGCAACGTCTGGTGTTCATAATCAATCACATACGGTGTCTGACGTGCAGCGACTTGCGCAATTAAAACGTCAGCGAGTTCACGGGTCATGAGCCAGTGGTCACATTCAACGGGACGACCATCGACAGCACGAAACTCGCCAGCGGGGAAGAGCTGGATTTCGTTAAGGTTTTGGCTGAGAATTTCAGCGACACAAGCAGCAATGTATTTTTTCATGCGGGCAGCATAACAACTGCCAATAAGGGGGAGTGTGTGAAGAGGTTCAGCACTCGGTGATAAAGCGGGAAAAGTAAAACGACTGAGGGCTTGCAATGCAATCTCTACGATAACGCATTTAAACCCCGTTTAAAAACGTTTTAAACATCCAACCACGAACAATGACACCCTAAACAATTAAAACGGCTCACAGCGTCTTACAGGCGTTATTGTATCTTACTCAATCAGTCGGCTTAAATAATCTTCCACCGTTAACGCCATACGGTATTGATCCCACTCGTCCAATTGCAAGAAAGGTCGCGCTGGGATTTTGATTTTATAGGCGGGTAACGTGTGGTATTGACTGAAGTTACTGCGCGACTTGCGAACAAAACGATTACCGACGGTGCCGTCTTTACGCTGCCGATAATAGGCTTGCTGACTGCGTGCAGGAATATTAATCTCACCACCTTCTTGATGGATACGCGCATACTTGACATTGGTGCCCACGACGGCATTGTCATTATCACTGTATTGACCGATGCTGCTGGCCAATCGCCCACTGTCTTGCAATATTCTCCCGCCTGCTCGACGGCGAGCATAAGCGGGGCTCCAACCCAACCACGCGGGGCGACCTTCTTGTGCGAAGTTTTCCTCTACCGCATCCGCCATCATTCCGGCTAATTTGCGCATCAATGGCGCGCGACTTTCGATACCTTCGACCAGTTTTTGCAGTGCGGCTTCGTATTCGCGTGTATCAATTTTGACGGTGATCATATTAACCTCAAAAGTCGGTTTGCGTGGTGACACGCTGCAATTGATTATCTTTGACTTCAACTACCCACCAACGCTTTTCGTGTTGCGTTGCATAGTATTGAACCCCATCCTCACCCAACCGCATTTTTTGAGGTGATTCAATAATTTGCTGTACAAATAAGTAATCGGCTTGCGTGATATCCTGTTGGGCGAGTGCCTTAATGGTGGGCGCATCAACATAAAATGCATCCGTATTGGGTGCGGAAGGTTGAGGACGTGCGGCAATGGGATAACGTTGTGCAGGGTTGGGTTTTGTGGCATTGACCGCCTCTTGATACCCTAAACGAAAGTCCGCACCTGTGAGTGAGCCTGTGATGTATTGACTCGCGGCCGTTGGGGGGTATTTATCTAATTCAGGTTGATAGCTAACCTGTCCAGGATTAAAACCAAAACCTGGGTCTGGCGTGTACACTTGACCGTCTTTCGGGTTTTTAAAGCCCGTGACGGTACGAGTTTCCCCTGGTACGCCATACTCTTGCTCAACGTCCACCAAGCGCCCCTCAGACGATTGCACCATCAAACCTAAGCGCTCAACATCCTCAGCACTGCGCGTGCGCACACGGCAGCGACAGCGATAACCATCAGGTGGATAAATGGTTTGCCAAATCGGATCGTCATAGCGGGCAATAAACCCATTGAGTGCCGCATGAGAAGGACGAATACGATTATCCATAATCCCCACACGCTCCCAATAAGGGCGCTCCTCGACGGTTGCCATTTGCTGCTTGTAACGTCCTGCCATGTACGACGATTGCAGATTGGTTTGAAATATCGTGTCTAATCGACGCGGGGTTAAACGCTTACCGTGCAGCTCGCCTGTATCCCTATCGGCAACCAAACCTTTCCCGAGCCAGCCTTTTTGTTCAAGAATGGGGATGAGGCGTCGTTCAAAGTCGGCATAGGTCTCCCCCTTTTCAAGGGCTTCGTTTAACGCTTGGCGAATATCGTGCAAGATATCCAATTTGAGTACACCCGCCACGGTAAACGCTTTGGCGTGGGCTTGTGCTTCAATATCATACCAATGGAAACCAACGGCATAGCCTTTACTTTCAAAGTAAGCAATCGCCTCCGCAGGGGGGAGGCTCATGGCGTAGCGCAAATCTACCGCTTGTTTAGCTGTCGGCATGGAGACGTCCCCATACATCCGCCACAAAGATAGCCTGGCTCAATAACGTTTGAAGCGTGCTGTCATCCAAGAGCGGGTAACTTTGCGCAATAATATTCATGGCCTCATCCACACTTTGACCTTGCTTGAGTGCGGCGACCATGGGCGTTAAGAGTTGGCTCATAGCCGCCCCAATGGTGTCAGACTGCGGCGGTGCATTATCGAGGGTGATTTGTGCTGGATCTATTCCGTCTGCTTCTACCGTTTGACTCAGCACGCCCAACCCGTGACGTGAACGACCATAGCTTAATGGTGTGGGTAACAACGGCAGGGCTTGGCGCGCCTGCAATACAGGTTCATCCTTTTGGGCTTGCGGAATAGCGGCTTTCTTATGCACCCAAGAAACAGGGATACTCTCCACACCTGCGGCTACCAACTTACCCACCGCATCAGCAAACTGCGGTAAATCAACCGCTTCACGGGTATCAAACACAAAACGCGGTAAACGACGCGGATTCACGTCTTGATAGCCATTGAGTGCCAATAACATTTGAATAAGCTGGCGAAACATGCCTTCAAGCTGGCGAGCATCGGCGGTTTTTAAATCGTGGCGCACTTCGTTATGCACATTACCGAGGGCATTAGTAGAGCTTTTTCCGTCCGCCTGTGAGGTTAATGTCCCTCCTAAAATCACTTTGGATTGTGTCCGTTCAGCCCAGGCAATCATTTCCATGAACGGGTCAGAGCCACCCCCTGCGGCGCTTTCAAAGTTGATGTCTGTCCCTTGTTGAACCGTCGCAACCGCGTCATGCCCCAAGTTAACCAGTGCATCTAACAGTTTATCTTTGTCCTCATCGGACGTGCCCGCAGGGTATTTGGCAATCCGTGCAGGCAAGCCATAAATCTCTAAAAATTCGGCAAAATCACGCAACGAAAAGTTTTTAAACAGATACGGCCAGACGAGAACGCGGAATAACCCACTGGTGGCAATAAACCCACTACGGGCATTGTGACGATGAACCAGCCAACCAAACGGCCATAGCTCCGAGCCATCCATTTCATCGGTGTTGAGGCGAATTTCGTCGCGTTGCTCAGGTAAGGTGCGGAACCAATAATGGGGACGCAGGTGCAAGGCTTTAGGTAACCACGTGTTATCAAGACGATCCCATTCCAATTCTTGGCAACTAAACCCATGCCCCACCGCTTCCATGCCATTGAGGATAATGTCTTCAATTTCGGGCATCGCATCAAACCAAGCTTGCACGTTCGCGGTCATGTCTAGCTCGGCTTTGGTGGCATTTTTCGGTGGCTCAATCGACCAATCTAGCGTTAATAACGCATTCTTGCGCTTTTCCATTTCGGCAAAGATATGGCCGTCACGTTCGACCATATCCCCAAACAGGCAGGCCTGCGCACTCAAGTCGCCCCGTTCAGCCGCTTGTAAGATACGCGGAAGCTTACGGATAGTGAGTCCGCGTGAGGGATGATCAGGATAAATGCGACTCATCCGTGCTAATTTTACGGTTTGTGACGTTTTAAAAACTTCACGTTGTAATGGGTTACCGTGTATATCCACAATTTTTGACATAATAAATTCCTACCAAGCACCCGACCCAAAGCGCCGACCTTCAGGTCGGCGGGGGCGAGTTTGAATATCGGTGTTACCTGCACGAGAAACCGCCAATGACCAAAGCATGTGCAAGGCATCAGGGCCATCATCATGGTCAGCCTTGGGAAAGTGGCGCAGTTGGTCAATCAGCGTGTGTTGTGTCGCATGTAAACGAATAAGCCCATTGACCATATGAGGTTGTAATGACTCAATGCGCAGGGCTTTATCACTGTTTGGAATGACAGGGATAGCGGGAACGGGTATCCCTAACATCGCCGAACGCTTCACTAATTCGGTACGTAAAAACTCTTGGAAAGCGATGGACTCAAACGCCCACGTTAAACAGCCGTATTCGCGCTGATAGTCAATCACATCAGAGATAATGCGGTCAGGTAAACGGCGTTTGATATCTGCCTCAACCACATCAAGGATACCTGTCATGCGATTGAATCCGCCCACGAGCAAGGCCGACGGGTCACGGGTTTTATTCTGCTTACCGAGGCTTGGGTCACACGCACCGTAAAAAATCCAATCGGAGAGATGGTTAGACCAAAAGGTAATGCAACTGGCAAAAATGGCATCTTCACCGCTCACGGGGTCATTTTGATATTCGGAGTCAAACGTATCATGACCGTCACGCGCACGAATTTTCATGAGGGTTAACAGTGGACGTGCCGCCCAAGAGACTATCGAACCTTCTAACATTAAAGGTTCATTCTCATGGTAGAAGCGCTCAGCTTCCTCAATTTGTTTATTGTGGATCAAGGTTTCCCATTCATCCCACAACTTCATATTGGCAGGCATCTGGAGAATGGCTTTAAACCGTGCCGTCCGCCACATGGCATTATTGAGGGTACGAGAAAGTACCGAGTCATAGTGCAAGATAGTTCCGATGTAAACGATGTCGGTTTTACCCCCAGCTTCACCGAGTGGCATCACTGTCTTTTTTAACCAGTTATGCAGCTTCTCGCGCTGCTCAGGGTTACGCACCATCTCATCGTTTTCAATATCATCGAGTACCACTAAGTCAGGGCGATATGGACCATGTCGCAACCCACGCAATTTTTTACCGCTACCCGCAACCGTCACTTTGATATTATTGCGTGTGACGATAGTCCCCATCTGCCAAGTACGCCCTTGACCGCAAATATCAGGGTAATCATTTTTCAGTCGAGGGTTATATTCCAGTTCAGCTTTAATGGCTTCGAGCATGGGATACGCTTGGTCGATACTGTCCATAATGATGACAGGGTATTTTTTCAACTCACGAATAATGCACCACAGCGTGAAGAGTTGACTCACCAGCGTCGATTTAGCCTCACCGCGCGGGGCGGCGATGGCGTCACTTTCGGCATCTGAACTGGCCACAATCGCAGGTAAACGACTAAAAAGATAATCATGCAACTGACTGCGAGAGTGATGGCGCACATAATGCGGGAAATAGGTTTCCACAAAGAAGCTGTAGCCGTTCTCAGCATCCGCCACTTGCGATCGCCTGGCCTCAGCCGCCTCGGGGTCAGCATCAAAGCCCAAACACTCTGCCTCAATGGTTTGGCGCAGCTCAGTGATGTAGTCCTGGAGTGAGGCTTTAAACGCTTTTAAGGAAACCTTTTTCGCCATTACGCTTATTCCCAACTCATCATCGTATCAAGAACCGCAATAGCACCGCCCATTAAACCTAAATAATTAGGGTAGCGCTCCTGTAACTGAGTAATGAACACTTGTGTCTCTTTTTCTGCTTCCGCTAACAAGTGCTTTTCCTCTTCGGTTGCTTCCGTCGCAACAAAACCACGTATTTGATATTGATAGTTTTTTAGCTGCTGCTTAACTTCATCCATATGCTCGCTCCAATTCTTCGGCAAAGGCTTCTAAAATTTCCACAAATACCACGTTGTGTTGTGGGTACTTGTCACTGATAAACTGCCCGAATCGTTGGATCACATCGATGGCCGTAGCCAATTTATCCGTTTCAGGCAGTATTTTTTTACTGGCGGACGTGGCTTTATTAAAAGCATCCGCAAGGCTTGCCAATAGCTCAACACGCTTCTCGGCAGGAATATCAGGGTTTGTATTGATTTGCTCTGTCACGGCTTGACATTGCACAACAAGGCTCATCAATACCGCACGACCTGCATCTTCGACACCGCCACCTGCCAACATGTGCGCAGCACGCATTTTGTCCCAATCGTCATTTTTATCTTGGGCTTCCTTCTTCCAGCGCCGTGCGGTCACAAAGGCCACACCAATTTGACTCGCCGCCACTTCAAGGGAAAGCTGGCTAAAAATGTAGGCGCGCCGTAACTTATCGCGTGTCTCTTGCGGATACGCCATAATTACAAGCCCATTTTCGCGCGGATTAAAATCACCGCCGTACTGACCACACAGGCGGTAACACCACCTGAAATAGCGCCTGCCACATAACCTCGGCGAATAGCCCCGTTGGTTGCCTCTTCACGAATGAGGTCAATTTGCTCATCCATGTTTTCCATTTGACGTTCAATTCGATGTTCAATCCGATTTAACTGGCTGTTAATCGACAGTAAAACGTCTTTTTTACGTCCTTTTTGTGGGCGTTTTTTCATCGCAAACTCCTTGAGGATGGAGGCTTGATAGCCTCATGGGTATCGTGATAACGGCAAACAAGGCCGTCTAAATAAGTGGGTCGATTACTGAGGGCTTGCGCGCTGTCACAGGTACTGACAACACGTAACCAAAACCCTGTACTCAGGAAAATAAATGCGCACATCAGGATAGCGATAGCAGCTAACACGGGCATACAACGTCGTAATAACGATGTCATCTTCATGGAGTGACCTCTCTGCGGCATTCTTTAACGACGTCTTTTACATAGCCTTGTAAGTAGTCGAGTTTGTCCTGATCTCGTTTGATATCGGCTCGGATATCTTCAACAAGGAGTCCAGCTTCAACAGAGAATTGGATTTCGGCTCCATCGCCCACGGTGCTGGCGCTGGAATGGTGGCTTGCGGTGAGCTGACAGGTTGCAAGATCGGCGCGGGCGAACTGCAACCGACGACGGCCAGTAGACAAATCATCACGCAAGGCTTGAGATTGGGCTTGTTCACGGGCTAGCTCCTGTGTGTAATACGTATCTAATCGGGCTTTTTCGCGCTGGGCGTCTTCCATGCGCAGTATGGCTTGACGTGTTGCGGCGGATGCCTCATCCGAGATAGCCTTTAACTGGCTGGCATGTGTCGCTTGGTTAGTCTGAATAATGGTGTTGTAGTGATAACGCGCCAGCATGACACCCGCAAATGCACCCGCTGCAAATAACAGCCACGCCCCCACAATAAGGGCAATTTTCAATGAGCGGGTTAATGTGTTTTCTGCGATTGAGTTCATCGTTTTGTCCCTGCGATATTCACCTGCATTAACTCCCAACACAACAGTTCAGCCTCTTGGTTACGGCGAATGACTTGACCATAACAACCACCTGGCTGACCTTGGGTTTTACGGCAGTCTTTCCCACCATCAAAGACCCAGCGGGGGATCTCTTTACAGGCTCCCTCGATGTCACCTGCCTGTAACTTGCGGTAGAACGTGGATGAAAAGCATTTACCCGCACCAATGTTATAAGGACAAAATGAAGCGATACCCGCGATTTGAGGGGGCGTGAGTGACACAGGAACATGCTTTTTCACCCAGGCAATGGCTTTATCACGTTCAATAGCATTTAAGCGTGCGCATTGTGCCTCAGTGAGCTTTTCACGGGGCTTGACAGCACGGCCATCAATACGGGTGACGCCTTGGCACACTGTCCAAATTCCGCCTGCATCTTGATAAGCGGTGGTGAAGTTACCTTCTTTTTCTTTGATAAACTGGTCAAATATCTGGCTTTCACTGGCTCCACCCACAATCAATGCCACAACGGCGGCAGTCAGATAACGCTGCTTCATATCCATGTTATAAATCCTTGGGGGATTTGATGGATGCTTCAATCAGCTTTTCGGCATCCTCATGAGAAACGGGTTTATTCGAGAAATAGTTCTCTAAAATACGCGTTCGGCGTTTTTGCTCTCGGCGATTCAATAGGTAGGTCAATGTCCCAAGCAGCACACTGGCAAACACACCAATGAGGAATCCCCACTCATACAATGACAAGCCACTAAAAAATAAACCCAATCCAGCGAACCAATACGATATTTGAGTGATGAACTGGGTTATCTTTTCATCCATGCATCTGTCCTTTTCAAGGAAAGAGATCGGGTTCATGGCAACCTCCTCACGCTCACATAACAGCCTCCAAAAAACCGAGGGAAATGGACGAAAAACCCAATCAAAAATAAGAGAGTTTGAGTATAAGGAGATGGGGAAATAGAGAGTGTTTGAAGGGGTTCAGCAGTTAGCTACCAAACCCGAAAGGGGGTTTTTAGTGTGTCATAAATCACACTCGAATATCAATCAAATAAACGGTCTTGTGCGGCTTCTTCTGCATCAAGGTCACGCAATAGCTTCCACCCAATGCGATCACTAAAACCGTATTTAGGGCATAACAATGCCATGGCTTGGCGGCGTGAACGGCCTTGTTCGCCCAACGTTAGCAACTCTTTGATAAAGCGTTGGTTGCGGATTTGGCGAAAAGCTTCTTCACACCGTGGGATATAAAATGCGGTTTTACCAATGTAATGCAAGAGCTGCTTGCATTCGTCTTCGCTTAATACTTCGCGCAATAGGCGATGTACGCCCCCTGTGCGCTCTGCGGCCTCACCACTGACACCTGCTAATGTAACACCACCAAAGCGGCTAATGAGTCGTGATGTGGCGTTATAACCAATAACATCAATAAGCTGTTTAGCTGAATCTGGTAAGAGCGTTTCGAGCCGTGCAAGTTCGGCTTCGTCAATCGTGGTTTGCATGTTACCCCCTAAAATGAAAACACCCTCCAAAAGGAAGGTGTTCAGTATTTCATTTTTATTGGGGCTTGACGTGTTGAAGGGGTTCAGTGGCTAAATATCGTCTGCTAAGTTTTTATTTTTTATTTCACTTAGTTCTTTATCAAAATTAATATCTGAATAAATTAATAGAGCCATAACTGGTTTGTTTTTGCTTTTTTCAACTTTCAGGCTAACAGTTCCTTTATCAAAGTCGACAAAAAGAGAATATTCATCACTATTTACTTGAGCTTTATTTAATTCATCCTGGGATGACATTGCATTAGGTGCACCATATTTTTCCATCAAACTGTTTAATAAAGGATTTATGTCTGGGTCGACATTAATTATTAGCTTTCTAAATTTATCATCAATAAAAGTAGCAACAACAAGTGAGGACTTTCCTGAGAATTTAAAGTCAGCACAGCCATATTGGCTCATTTGCTTTAATCCAGAAGTATTTGGCATTTTTTCAAAATTGCATAGTTTTGAACTTAACACTTGTTTAACAGTATCGCCAAACTTAATATTTTTATACCCATCAACAGCCATGGAGCTGACTGAAAAAAATGCTAGTAATGCACCAATTAATAACTTTTTCATTTTTACCTCAAAATAAATTCGGTTGTTTTGCGGTTAGGATAGCAGATTGTTTATGTCGTGATAATAAGTCCCATGCATGGCGATCACTAAAACCAAACTTAGGGCACAGTTTTATAACGGCTTTAACACCTGATAAACCGCCCTTTAAAAGGGCGTTATATTCACTGATAAATCGTTGGTTACGCCATTCACGCATCGCGGCTGAAGCATTAGGAATATAAATTTCAGTACCACAAAAATGAGCTTGAAGCGTAATTGAATTATGCTCACCAATAACATGTAATAGTTGCTTAAAGCGTTCTGTATCCGTTGTCTTGGTGAAAACAAACGTTGTCCCGCCAAAGACTTCGATTAGCTTTAATGTGTCTGAATACCCAATTAAGCTCGCAATATGCCGTAATGTTTCAGGGAGTAAATGCTCAACGGCTTGGAGATCCATTTTTCGCCCTCCGTTTTGCATCAATAATTAATGCTTTCATTAAGTTAGATAATTCATCAAACGTTAACCATTCTATTTTTTCACGATTAAACATATGCTTAGCCATTGATTCTGCATACTCCCAAGGTCTTCCAGCATCAGAAAGTAACGCCTCGATTTTACTTAAAATAGCCTCCCTTGTTGCAGGAACACTCGGGCGTCGCCCGTATTTACGCTTACTTTTGCGCGGATAACCTTGGTCATGAAGATAGTCACGGACTTGGCTTAACTCGTCTAGCGTTAATTTTTTAGCGGAATTTTTACCCGTCATACGAACCAGAATACTGCGATAGGTTTCATCATCTAATTTAAGGTACTGTTGAGCCGCCTTGATGATACCAATTAATATCTTTGCATTAGGGGATGCCATTAATCTGTCTCCTCTAAGTTTGCGTGACCTGTCACGTTGGTTAAGTTGAGCTGACGGGCATCTCGGGTTAACCAGCAATTAGATTGACCGATAAATAACCCTTTGCAATGGTTAGGAATTTGCTCTTTACAATGCGGACAAATGCCTAACTTGGCTTGCTGACGCTTGAGGTACTCAAGGTTGCACAGCAAGAGCAATGACACCAATTCGTTACGGTCATAAGGTTGACGACCAGGGTTACGATTTACGCAAAGATAATCAAGCGCATCCTTTTCTAAATCAGTAAATGTAAACTCCATGCGGTGCAAACCATCTTTGCGCTGATTGGCACGCTGGCGACGCTTACGCGCCGCTGCTTGTGAAGGTGCCTTTAAATTAGTCATAGTAAGTCACCCTCATTATCTACCTTCAAAGTTAACTCTTTAACACGCTTAAACTGACGAATGAGCACCGACGCCTTGCTAAACCAAGGTTCATACCATGTAAACTTGTCATGAAGATTTGGGATCTCTTTTTTTGCACGACGTTTACCCCATATTTTTTCTAACTTTTTCACTTTTGTAGGGCTATAAAGTGATTTTTGACGCTTAGTCCAAAATAACTCGACCAATGGATTAAAATCTTCGCCATTAATCCGCCCCCATCCAGTATAGATTTGGCTATCCAGATAGACTGCTAATACTGTTTTGCCTTCTCCAGAACTAACACGCCTTACACTCACTTCAGTGTCTTTATACTGAAAGTCGACTGATGCGAAATAACCTTTTAGATCTCCTTCAATTTTTTCCCATTGTTCCTTACTGATGCTCATGATGACACTCCTTTTTGTAATGAGTACAAGTTGAAGAACAACCACCACGCATCCAGTCATTACAACTATTGCACAAACATGAGCTAACAATAGGGCGACGCAACCTAGCAGCAAAAGAGCGACAGCGGTTAATTTCATCGTGTATCATTTCAGTAATCGTGCCAATATAATGACACTCTTCAAGAGCAGATATAGCGTCCTGTAATGAGTCTGCCAACTTATCAACGCCTTGCGCCTGTATTTCGCGCAAAATTTCATTATCATCACCTACTTGTGTATAAAGCGGCACACAGAACTCCGCATTTGCAATAGGGGAAATTTGAATTGATTCAGTTAGCAACTCATCACGACGTATATAAAACACAGGTTTACGGCTTAAAGTGAACGTTAATGAACTAGGTAACATACTATTAGTAGAGGTATTACTCATTGTCACTTTCCTCATCAGATTCAACTTCAAAAGGTAATGAACTAAATTTCTCACGTGCCATGAGGACGCCCAATCGAAAAGCGGCTATTTGATTACTTTTTTTTAATCGGGTGGCTATATTCGTTCCAGGTAGAACAAACGTATACTCCTTACTATTGAGTAATGAGGTGCAACCCTCTATTGCCAAACCGTGCCAATCAACAATCTCTTGTTTTAATAATGCCAAGTCCATTTTATCGACCATGGTAAATACCTCGTTATCTTGATTTTGGCGTAAGCCAGCCCCTGCGGGTTTACGCCATTATTAAAATGTTAATTTTTTTAGTGGGTTACATTATTTAGCAGTTTAAAGTGTCAATATCGATGTAATAAGGTTCAATATCAATTTCTACAATGGTTCTTTCGCCTTCATCTTTAGCTCTACCTAATGTTCTCACTGTAGGGCCTCCACGCAAAAAACGACTACGTTGATAAATGAAGGTATGACCAACAAGGTATTTTTCATTAAATTGTTTGGCTGTTAGTTTGGACACGACGACCTCCAGACGATTTGAGACAGTAATCAGCACGACATTCCGCCCATCTACGATTTACTTCTTTACGTGCTAGGCGGACAGCATCAACCCAATTTTTATGTGCTTCAGCAAATAATTCTTTACGTTCTGCAATAGCTGCACTTGTTGCATAATGAATAAATGACATATCACACTCCCGCAATATCAAGTGAAATAGGGACATACTGATCACTATCACCAACGCGCTCATAAATACGGACATACTGACGGCTACCAACGACTTGAATCGCTTCCCCAATCGCCTCCATAGCATTTATCCAGCGCGTATCTTTAATATCTAAGCGGCGTAATGAAAGCACAGCACCTGTATTAATATTACCTTCTTTATCAACGGCAAAGGCTTGGTCAATAATAGAATGGATTTCTGGTTTTGCACCTTGCACCCAATCCTTTAAGCATTCATCTATCAACGCTTTAGCTGCTTGTAAACGCTCATCAAAGGCAATACGGTCTTGTATCGCGCGTTGGATTTTGTAACGACCATCGAATGAATACAGTGTGACATTGCCTTTTTTACCCCCTACATTAACGCCGAATTGTTCTGCTGACAGTGCGATGAATGCCTCAATATCACCGAAAGCAGCAATTTTAAATTGACGTAATAACTCACTGATTTGTTGAGCTTGAGTGACTAATTCACCAACTAATGCGTCACGTTGCATATCGATGGGTTTAATTAAATCAATAGGGGTTAAAATGCCTTTCGCATCGCGCCAGTAGTTCTCGATTACTTCATGTTGTGTAAATTGTTTTGGATTAGTGTGCATTGCTTTCCCCCTTATTTGTTAGTTTCATTGCTTCGATTGCTTTTTTGATACCAAGAGACATTCTTTTTGCAATGTCAATTTCATTGTCTGTTGCGCCACGCCCTGTATGGCTGCCGATAATTTCATAATTCATTGTGCCATTGTTATTCTCTGTAATGTTGATTGTAATTTGTACAGCCATAATCCCTCCTAATGTATTGATTCAGACCAGTAAACGCGGCAACCTTCGGTATCGAACACGCCTTGTTTACCCTTATGACTATTAAAATATTGGTAAGACGCCTTACCTTCCTGAATGAGTGCATCACAATAGCTGTTTCGGGCTACGTGAATACAAGGCTTACCTTGACGGGTGATCACACTTAAGATGGTGACGCCTTGCTGTTCTAAGTGCTGTGCCACTGAGCCTGCACGTAGCAAGTCAGAGACAATGGATTGGTTTTCAGTTGTAATAGTGATATCCATGTTGAACCCCATTATTTCTTTGCTGATTGAAGTTTTTCTATTTCTTCACGAGCATCAATCAATACACTGATTAACTCATCGAGATTTTCGCGGCGAAATAAAACCCCTTTACTTGATACCTCTCTATCAAACACCAGATCATCAATTATAAGTTCGAGTTTATCGATGATGGTCTTAGCCATATAACCACCTAATTAATCAGCATTTCCGAGAACTCATGAACCATTTGAACATCAATAGGTTGACCACTAATTTGACTACCATTAGATATCCCGCGTAAGAACTTAAACAAACGGCGAGCATTACCTTTACACGCTTTATAAAGGGCATTTAATACTTCTGGTTCAGACGCTTCCGGTAACATGGTTGTGATCATGTTAGTGATATCATCTTCGGGTAATGATTCCCCCATGCGTAAAGCAAAGCCCACACGGCTATATAATTGCTTATACTCTCCACGCTTACCTTTTAAGTTAAGGATCAAGCGAGGCATACCTGCGAGCACAATACCAACCCCTGATTTATCATGGATACGGCGCAAGGTTTCTAAGGCGCGGTAAGGTAAGTTTTCCGCTTCATCGACTAAGATAATGCGCCCCGAATCACGCAGATTTTGTATAATGGATTCGCTCAATTCGTGCATGTTGCCACGCTTACTTAAACCCAATTTGTTGCACAGCTCCTCCAAAACAACACGAGCGGTATAACCTGGGTCAGCTTCGATAAGCACTGCATTTAAATTTTCTTTGGCGTACTGACGAATAATCATGGTTTTACCCATACCTGCATCACCATAGATAACGTTAATATCACTATCCATGTGCGCCATACGGATAACATCACGCCCTTTACGTGCCATTAACGTATCAACATAGACAGGCTTAATACGACGTGATTTATCACGCTCTTGTTCACGAGATATGAACTGACGGACTTTTTCTTCTACCGCATTAACATCGCCGTTATACTTATTTTGCAAAAACTGATTAATTACGGCCGTACTGACTCCTATACCGCGAGCCGCTTGAGCTTGTGACCAGCCTTTGTTATTCATCATCGTGGTAAGTTCATTAACGATAGACATCGTAAACCTCCGTTATTGGTTACCTGCTTTCGCAGATAAGTATTCATATTCAGATTGTAAAAACGTAATCGGTTTTCTTGGTGTCGTGATAGGTTCATCCGCAGGAATAAAACCACCAAAATCAGGCGTAGGCTTAGTGTCAATTAGTGGGCGAGCCTCAGCCTCAATCTCACGTATCTTGTCTTCTACACGAGTCATACGGCGTTTACGACGGTCTTCAATGGCTTTATCCATTTGTGTTGTTGGTACTGCGGCCACTTTGTTACCGTTCCATATTGCAGTGCAGACATAGGTTCCATCCAGTTTGCGAATAATGACTTCTTTCGCATCATGAATGTCATAAGCCACACGAACTTCGTCACCATCAACGAGGATCAAGTCTTCGGCAAAATACTCGTTGTTATTAAACTCAATCCAACCGCGCTGTGCCTTTCTAATGACTTCAGGCATAAACATTTCGCGTAATTCAATTTCAGTGAGATATTCGATTTCATCGCCTTCGGTAGCTAGCACTTCCTCGCGATAAGCCGCGGGGGTTAAATGGCGACCGTTGCGTTTAGGTAATTCGCTGTGCTGATGCTCATAGTTGTAACGCTGTACCTCAACCTCAATGGCATCTAATAGCTGCTGCCAACTGGGTAATTTAGCTAATGCACCTTTTTGTATAGAGTTAAGTTCTTTATTGTTTTCAATCGCTTTAACAGCAGATTCAATACGTCGACTGGTAATGCGTACATGCTCTTTATCTGCACCTCTTCCGTTATACGTCTTAAATCGCTCAGCCACGTTATGAGGAATTACCGCATTGAGACGCTCGATAATCCCACGCGCTTGAGGATTACCAGGTATCCCCGTCATATGTTTAATACCTAACCGTGGAAAAATACCTGTGATATCAGCATCTAACGTTTTGTTTTTCTCACCACCACCATTATCTGAATAGGTAAATAATGGCTTGCCGTGATATTTCATACCGTGTCGATAAGCTGATGCAACGGCGATCACGTTCTCCGATAAGTCCAAGCTCCAACCCACAAGAAAACGTGTCCGACCATCTAAAACCAGCGTCAATTCAGGTGTAAATGGGCGTCCGTGAATAGGGTGAGCTACCTTCATATTCATGGACTTACCATCTGATATCCAACAACCATTTACTGGCATTTGTGACCAGTCACGCTTTTGATACGTTTCTAATGCACGAGCTGCCGAGCCAGTTACACGCCCTCGTGCTCGTTCACGTCTTGGTAATTTATCCATGACGCGGCGAACTGCATAATAAGAGGGCATTACATCCAACATAGTAGGCTGATCTGCATAGTGCTCCTGCCACTCTTCGGTGAATGTGCGGTACGCTGCCATCAAAGATGGGCCATTCACATTACGATGATGCGATAAGAACATTGGTAACCATGAGACCTGCTCAGGGCGTGTCTCTTTATGGTGACCAGGTGCAAGTAACGCCAATCGCTCATCACCATTATTGGTACTCTGATACAATGTGACCCATTCCTGTAAAGAGCGGATGCTCACACCTCGGCGGGTTGTCCCTTTACGCGCATTCGCACTATCCGCAGCTTGCTGTAACGTCATAGGTAAAACACCTTTGCGGGATTGTTCAGAGATACGAGTCACTGCCCCAATGCGTGTATCGCCTGCATAAATCAAAGAAAGCACTTCTAAAGCTAATGTCGCTCTCGCGTCAGCAATGCTTTTTTGATCTGCTGTTAACGATGAAACCTCACGCTCTAACAATGCAGGGCACTGGCGCATTAAAGCCAACTCATCAACGGGCTTAACACTGGTATTTGATACCGTTTTTTCGAGTGCGTTATCCGTTTTTTTCTGCTCAAGAACTGCATTAAAATGACGTTGTTTGATAACTTCCTGCGCAGCCTCTGGCAAACAATCAATGTGGTATTCGAAAGCCTTTGTGCCTTCGCGTTTACGAACAAATTCAGGGTGTTTACCTGTGCGCTTTTTCAGTGCCAGGCGTATACCCTGAACTGTTCCTGGCAATTCAGGTAATCCAATCAATTCATTCGCAGTTAGGTACATAATGGTTCACTCTATTGTTATAACGACTAGGCCAAATATCTTGAGGTAAAACACCAAGAGCATCAGCGATAATTCGTTCACCTTTTGGATAAGAACGCGCCAGTGCATTCTTGAGTGTGTCAGGCCTTAAACCTGCTCGCGTTGACAAGTCTCTCATCGTTAACCCTTCCTTATGGAGAGCGGCAACAATATCGATACGATGCCAATCTGAATAACTCACTTCATTTCTATCCAT